TTCAGAATGAATATGCCTGGTACCGGATCTGGATGCGGGATGGAAACAGGAAGCTGGCCTTGGAAATTGAGGCCAAACTACAGGAGCGGAAACATGAAAAAGTGGGATAATGGCGTGGTGAGCATGGCGATCACGAGCTGCATGAGCTGCCCGGAGAAGAAGCAGATCATGGCCAAGAGAAAGGTATCGGGGCAATGGGTTACGGCACTGCGTGGGGTCTTGTGCAAGCGCACAGGCATGGCGGTGAGGTTGATGGGAATAGCAGAAAGCTGTCCGCTGCCGGAGTATGAGGATAAGCGCCAGGATGACGCTTCTACATTGGGCGCTACGGCGAGCGCCGGTACAATTGGGGAGGCACAAAATGATGCTGAGTAAATGGTTCTCTATGTCCGAATGTATCCGCAGTAGCAAAGCCACGCTATTGAATCTGAATAACTACCCACCGGATGAGGTAATCGCGCGGCTGAAAGTATTCCTGACCAAGGTGATGGATCCGATTCGTGAGCTATTTGGAGTTCCGATCAGTCCCAGCTCCGTCTATCGCACCTGGCCAGTGAATACCGCCGTGGGCGGAAGTGCCACCAGCCAGCATCCGGAAGGGGAAGCTTGCGATTTTAACGTCACCGGGCTCAGTGTCCGCGAAGTGATGCGCCGCATCATCGCCGCCGGTATCCCCTTCGATCAGCTCATCGATGAGTATGGCAAGTGGGTTCATATATCCTATACCGAACGCCGCGCAAACCGGGGCGAGATATGGGAGTTCCGGATGGTGAATGGGCGGACTGTGAAGCGCAGATTGCGCAGGGAAGAGGTGTAGGATGGAATCACCCACGAATAACACAAATAAAAGATCACGAATGGGCACAAATGTATCTGTAATGAATTGGTTGAGAAGGTTGAATGCTACGCTGTTGAATGGCCTTCGGCCTGTTGAATGTCGCGCTCTGCTCACGCATAACGCATAACGGATAAATACATCAAAAGAGAGGTAGGACAATGACACAACAAACAGGAATTCAGAGCACCCAGGACAGTCTGGAAGCGGTGTATAAGCTGCGGAATGACCTGGAAGGGAAGTTCATCGAGATGGGGCAGTTATTTGCCCACATCAAAGCCATGAAGCTATACCATTTCAGGGGCTATGAGAGCTTCCGGGACTACGTGGAACAAGAGCACAACATCGGCCTGAGCATGGCCAATAAACTGATCAAGATCCAGAGTATCTTTGTTTCTGATATGGATCAGGATGAAGAGACGCTGAAGGAGATCGGCATGGATCGGCTGTTGATGATCGCGCCCCTGGTGGCCAAGGCCGGAGATTGGGCAGAGAAGGAGGATCTGCTGCAGATAGCAGGAGACCTGCCTATTCCGGAACTGAAGACAGAGCTGAAGAAACGCAAAGAAGCGGTCAAGGCTGAAGATACTGATCTGAAACAGGTCTTCGTGCAGCAGTTTCAGGAGCGCTTTACCAGTTGGTTTAACTGCTCTGTGAAAGAGCTACAGTTCAAACTGGCTTTATACTTCAGCGACTTCAAGGATCAAGACCTGGAGATCGTGATGAAGGACGTGAAACTCAAGCAAAGAGCATTTGAAGCGGAGGTGAGCAATGCCGACCGGTAGACCACAATGCCCGGTGTGCCGGGGAATGGGCACAGTGAAAGAAGACGCTACTGAATATGAATTTGTGACCAGGGATCCCATGACATCCAAATGCCTGGTGTGCAATGGCACCGGAATCCTGAACCCAAGTACTAAGCTGCCTAATGGCCAGCGAGCTTTCGAAGTGTGGCGCGAGGGCAAGCTGATCTCTAAGACGCGAGGCCTGAACGTGAGCAAGAAGGCGGCGGTTGCCGAGCAGGTGGAATGCAGTGAAGATGGTGCTTCTGCGATAGGCGCTACGGCGAGCGCCGGTACTATCAAGCTTCAGGATGACGATTCTACCATGGATGTCCCGGATATTGGGATTGATAGAAGTGTACCGGACGATGTGCTGGACATGGGCAAGCGATTTGAGGATATGCGCAGAAGGGATCCGATCCCGGTTGACAGTCAGTCCCGCAGCTCAGCGCTGAACGAGCTGATTGCCAGTGGCGCGAAGTATCTAATCGTGGCAGAGAGTGACCCCTATTATCTCCATGTATATCAGATGAAGCGCTGGTGGGGAATGGTGAACGGCACATGGCAGACGGAAGATGAGGTGCATTACGTCAGCTTCCTGGAGAAGCGCATCGAGGAACTCACCATAAACGAGAACAATATAATGGCCAAGTATCTGAAGGAGGCACACAATGGCTAAAATGATCAAAAAGGGAAAAGTGGAATACTGGATCGATGGAGAGGGAGTGGAAACCCCAGTGAAGTACATCGATCAAAAGCTGAAAGACCGCGATGCGTTCGTAACGAGACTGATTTCCAAAGCCAGGCAGATGCACATGATCCTGGGCAATTTTAAGAGCCAGGTGAGTGGGGAGATCGCGGGGTTCCTGGAAGATACTGCTGCCCGCGAGGGCGAGGAATGGGTGGGCGGCACCACGCTGTATAACTTCAGCATGGACGCGGCGATCAAGATCGCTGTAGCCAAGAAGTGGACATTTGACGAGAAGCTCCAGATTGCCAAGCAAAAGATTGACCGGGTGATCGCGAACCGAAGCGAAGGCTCGGATGAGCTGATTGTTGCCCTGGTGAATCGCGCTTTCAGCGTGGACAGCAAGGGTGAGGTCGATGCCCGGCAGATGATCGGGCTAAGGCAAATGAAGGTGGATGATCCGCTGTGGCAGGAGGCGATGGAACTGATTGCGGACAGCCAGAAGGTGCAATCTACCAAAACGTACTTCTATTTCCAGGAAGCGGGTGAGGATGGCAAGATGAATACCATCGTCCTGGATTTCGCAGCATTATAGGCAGCGTCATGGCTGAGATCAAAGAACTGTGGCAGATGGCCAAGGAACTGGTGGGTGAGGAGGAACTCACCCGCCGGTTTCGCATGTGGCTGGGCACTCTGATCCGCAAAGAGCGCGTAAAACGCTCTAATGCTGATTCTGGTGCATTATATGATTCTGATGTGCTCTGGATACTCGCCGACCTGAACAAGCGCACAGGATCGAGATTTGGGGCTACAGACACGGCAAAGCACATGATCATCAATCTGCTGAAGCGCGGATACACTCCGGAGGATTTTAGCCGGGTGCATGAAGCGAAGATCATGCAGTGGATGGGTGATGAGAAGATGGAGCACAACCTCAGGCCCAGCACATTATACCGTCCGAGCCACTTTGATGAGTATCTGGCGCAGTGGTGGAAGATGGAGAGGCAGAAGCGGGAATTGGAAGAGAAGCGGGAAATGGCAAAGGCCGGCAAGCGGCATGATGCCACTTCTACAATCACAGTGCAGAGAGTGGTGGACACAGAGCGAGAGGCGCTGATCAGTGAACTGATGAGCAAGCCATGGCATGCCCATGAGACCTGGCTGGACTTCATGCGCTGGACTGTGCGCTTTCCGGACGCTGTGAGCTTGGAAAAATACCCAATGCCGAAGCGGATCCGAGAGATGCGGAAAGAGCCGGGGATGATGATGGCGGTGGCCAAGAAACAGGTGCCAGCTAAAACAGAAGCTGAATATACCAGGATCAAGAAGGAGATACAGCATGGCTGAATTGTTTAGAGGAGATAGGAGTTACCGCCCGGATGAGATCGCGGAGAAGCTGAAAGTGGACATCTGTACGGTGTACCGCATGATCCGTGACATCGATGATCCACTGCCGGCCTTCCGGCCCCATGGCAGAGCGCTGAGGGTGGAGGGGGCGGAATTGATCCGCTATCTGGAGAGAAGGAAGGTAAGGCCTGAAGAGGAATAGGTATTGACATGATTAACAAGACATTGATAATGGGACTACGAGTAAAAACACCATGGGAGGATACAATGTCTACCGTTATCGCGATATTAATAATTGTGGCAGCGTTATATTGGATAGCCAAATGGACGCAGAAAGAAGAGACTAAGAAGAAAGACGCTATGCTGGCATATCAGATCGCCAACAATCTAAGGATAGTGATGGAAAGCGCACAGATAGCCCGAGACACCAAGAATTATGATGTGAAGGTGTCGAGGAGCAAGCTATTATTTGAGACATTGGATAAATTAGCAAGCTCCAAGACGGCGCACATAGTACATGACGAAACCCTGACACAAACGTTGAGCGAGATAAACAAGTATACTGGCCAAATCAATCACTTATCACAGAAGCACGAACAAGTAATGTGGCACCTTAAGGCATTAAGAGACTATATGACCTGCCCATACTGCAAGGCAGAAGCATTTGAATGGGGCTCAAGAGCAACAAAATGTAAGGAATGTGGAAAAAAGAACGCACGAATAAAGGTAGGCAAGAAAGACCACATCAGGATAAGCCAGGAAGAAAATGAGCAATTGAAAGAGATTGAAGCGAGCATTATTGAACTGCCACTGACTGCAGATATCAGCCGTATCACTGTGAGCGAAGACGTAATGCAGCAGATCAGAATGATGGAAGAGAAACTGCTGCAAATGAGCGGGAAATAGGTGTAAACAACTTTGAGCTTGACAGAAAATGCAGGTGAGGAATAAGATGCGCACGTCAACATTGCATAGGGGTAATTCCCCGCCTGAGTGGGTTTTTTTGTGCCCATGATGTGCTGATCTGAAGGATCACACAGAACATAATGCCTGAGATTCCGGAAGCCGTGAGGCTCCGGGCGCCGCCTATGCAGCGTTGACAAGTCTCAGGCTTAATTACATTAGTCAAAATGTATAGGAGTTAGCCATGACTAAGATCATGCAAACAGGTCACGATCTCCCCGCCAAAGAGATCAAGGGAAAAAGGGTAGTGAGCTATCAGCAGATCGCTGATCTACACAAGGTTGAAGCAAAATCAATCCGACGCAACCACGAGAGAAACAAGCACCATTTTGTTGAGGGTGTTGACTACTTCAGGATTAAGGAACAAAATGCCGTCAGCGACAATTTGTCGCACACGAAGCTCTACTTCACGGAATCGGGTTATCTGATGCTCGTAAAATCGCTTACAGACGACCTATCCTGGGAAGTACAGCGCATGCTGGTGAATAGCTATTTCCGGGCCAATCTACTGGAGAAGGTGCTGGCCTTTCTGCCGAAGAATGTGCAGATGGTGGTTTATTACCGCAGCTTGGGGCTAACACAGAAGGAAGCGGGTCTATTGGCAGGTCTGAGCAGGGACAGCATACAGCGGATAGAAAAGAATTTGAAGGGCTTGGGCTATGAGGTGCCGAATCTGAGCGGTAAGCGCAGCCACTTCAGAGGCTGCTCGGAACAACTGGAGCTGCAACTATGATGAAGCAAGACGTCGCTTTGATCATGGCTCAGATAGATATGCTGCTGAGCGCCATTGAGGATGTGACGGCATGCATTGAGCAGCAGCAAGACCGGGTTCCCGGCTTTGAGGCATTACGGCTATTGCAGGAGAACCTGAAAGATAACGTGGGAGAACTCTTTTGTGAGATCCAGGAGCCCTTGAGATATTCAAATGGCAGCCTGGTGCCGAGCACCGGAGATTTCCGGAGAAAGCCACCGCTATTGATAGCGAGATAGAATAAGCACCCCGGCTAAAACCGGGGTTTTTTTGTGGCAGGAGTGGGCAAGACGATTTGACGGGAATAATGGGCAAGCAAAGCTTGGCGCATGAGTAACACAAAAGCGTTTCGAGAAAAAAAGGACATGGCCTTCGAGGCCTACATCGGCGGTAAAACTGATCCCAGGGAGTTGGCCGAGATGGTGGGCTGTAGCCCGATCACGGTGGGCAAATGGATCAAAGCGGGTAAATGGGATAAGATCGAGGGAGAGCAGCGCAGGCTCACGCGTGAGATATCAGTGGCGCGACAGAAAGTGCTATTGGTTGCCCTCAAAGAATATGCCAAAGATCCCAAGAATACAGCTTTGCAAAGCCTGGTGAGTATAATCAAGCAAGAGCAGAAGCGGGAAGCGCCGGGCAAAGAGCTGAATGAATACATCGTCACCTTCCTGGATCAAGTCACGGACTTCATGATTGAACGTGAGCTGACTGCACTTTTGAAACAATTTCAGGCCAATCTGATGGATCTGGCTGAGTATTTACGCACGAGGAATCAATGATGTTTAACCCGCACGGTACCTCTCAAGCACCCGGCAGCTTGCCCGGCTGCCGGGGCCCTTTTGGATGTGATCGTAGCATCGGAATGCTACGTTACGATAATGATCGTAGCATCGGAATGCTACGCAGGAGGGGCAAATGAATGACATCCTGGTACGCGTTCTCTTTGTTCTTTTTGCCTTGTATGCGGGGGTGATGAGCTGGCTTTATAAGACTGCTTACAGCGAGCATCAGGAATTGAAGAAGGCACACGATGAGCTGAAGCTGCTGGTGAGTGGGTTAAAATCGGCAATAATGGATGATTTTGAGGCTGTGCTGGATAAGCGATTTGACCGTTATCTGGAGCAACTGGACACTAAGCTGGATAGCTGGTGGAACAAGATAGAATGTAATCTGATGAATGACGGCAGGCTGCCGCCAAAACGAACTAAACGAGACAATTAGGAGGACAAATGCCCGCGTATAAACCCAGAAGCATGGCAAAAAAAAGAATGCAGGATATTCCTGATAAAGGGATACCCTACGGAGAAGACACATTATTGGAAGGCAGCTTTGGTGCTATAACAATATTTGATGCCGATTTTGCTGACTCAGATGACGATTTTGTTATCGCTGGTAAAGATGTAAACTTAAGCTTACTTAATGGGAAAGTTCCTAATGGGTTCACGTATAGAGCACACTTCAACAAGATCACCATTCGCCCAGGAAGCCGAATGGTTTTAATTGTATATGGATTCTAATGGCAGCTAAATTCATCCAGCGGCAGAACAAAGCGCTTCAGGAGATAGCGGCTAAGACACCGCATGTGATTCCATTTAGCGGGGATACTCCTGCCGCGAAGGTGTGCCGCTTGGCACGGGTGGATTCGCATGGCTGGGAGGCTTTCAGTTATTTCTGTGTGACCTACTTCCCGCATATCTTTACCAAGCCGTTTGGATGGATGCACCGGCAGATGTTTGAAGAGGTGGAAGGGCTGTGTGGCGTGACGGCCATCACGGGATTCCGGGGTTTGGGCAAGACGGTGCTGATGGGCGTGGTCTATCCGATCTGGAAGATCATCAAGGGGGAGCGCTATGTGATACATACTGCTGCTGACATTGATCTGGCCGTGGAACGCTCTGCTTTCACCCTGCATGAGCTTCAAAACAACCGGAGGCTGATTAGTGATTGGCCGGAGCTGGCCCCTGTGGATACTGAGAAAGAAGATTTCTACCTGAAGAACAAAGCCAGGATTCGGGCCAGAAGTATCAAGCAGTCTCATCGTGGAACGATCAATCCCAGGACTGCTAAGCGTCCGGGACTGATTGTCTGTGATGATATCGATAAAGAAGAGAATATGGGCAGTCTGACCATAGGCCGCCGGAAGCTGGATAAGATCACCCAGGAGCTGGCCGGAGCGCTGGATCCAGGAGAACCGGGCAAGGTGATCTGGCTGGGGAACCTGGTTCACCCAAATTATGCCATTTGCCAGTTTCAAGAGCTCATAATAGGCGAAATACGGGCAGATAATCCTGATCTGGACTTGGGACACCAAACGGCATTAAAAGTGCCACAGCGCGCGATTCTGCGCTATTCGTTGGAAGATTCCCAAGGCAGGTCTGTATGGGAAGAGCAATACCCCACAGAAAAGCTGCATGAGCTGAAAGCCAAATATGGATTTACCGGATACCAGCGTGAGATGCTGGGCAAGCCGGTGATCGAAGGTAATATCTTTAAGAATGAGTGGTTTAAGCGTTACCGCAGCTTGCCTGACGCGCCCAAGATGAAGCGGGTGTGGCTCTACGCGGATCCCGCCTGGGGTGAGAAGGGCTGTTACAAGGCTATCATCTCCATCGGCTATGATGGTGACAGATTCTACGTAATCCATGTTTGGATCCGGCAAACCGAGAACACCAAGTTCTTCCGATATTTCTATGATGCCTATCAGGAGTTGGATCGCACTTACAGAGCGAAGTTTAGGGCAGCACAGGAGATAACCTATGGGCAGCAACGTATCCTGGCAGATTTTGACAGGTGGGCTACTGATCACCATCTGCCACCGATATCGCACCGAATCAAGCGCATTGATACCAAGGAGAATAAAAACCTGCGCATCGAGAGGACTGAGGCCGTCATCGAGACAGCCAAGGTGCTTTTTCCGGAGGGGCAGGATACGCCCACTTTGATCAGCCAGTTCCTCACCTATCCTGATGGTTATGTTGATGGATGTGACGCTCTGGCCGGATGTTTGGAGCGCTTCAATGAATATGATATTGGGCGGAACCGGGTGAGAGTGCGGAGGATGCAGTGGTGAAGCGAAAGCGGCAGAATGCCGCTTCTACCATTGGCAGGTGGCGTAGCTTCGGAAAGCTACGATACGGGGAAGGTGAACTCCAACGGGGGCGCTATGGACTATTTTGATCGGTTAATGTTGCAATACTACCAGGTGCTGAATAATGCCTGGCAACGGGAAATCCGTGAAGCCGCGCGTTTTGCCATCCAAGCCCTGAGCGATCTACCCAGGGCGGAGCGGGTGAATAAGCGTACTGTTGACGCGTTGATGGATGTGATCGGGCAAAACCTGGGTGATGACTTTATGATGGCGGTGGCGGCTGAGACCAAGGCCTATGTGGAGAGAAGTTTGCGGCTGGGCATCCAGGACGTGCGCACGGATCCCAAGGTTAAGATCAGCATCGGGCTCTGGGGCATCGAGGATCAACGCCTGGCGTCTCAGATCCAAAAGCAGAATCTCTTTTGGATCGGGCAGCATTGGGGCAGCGACATCAGCCAGGACTTCCGTGACGCGCTAACAACCGCCCTGCAGGAAGGATATACCAAGGAACAATTAGCCTCGCTTTTCGAACAGAAGTTCAGTGATTTGGGGCCTAAAAGCGCCCATTACTGGCAGGGCTTAGCCGAGCATACCGCGCTGAGATTGCGGGAATTTGGGCGTCTCTCCGGCTATGAGAAAGCGGGAGCGAAGTATTACCGGTTGGTGAATCCCATGGATAACCGTACCAGTGACATCTGTTGGGCGCTGGTGAGCGAAAACAAGATATATCCTCTGAGTGTGGCGCTCAAAGTGCGTGATCAGCTCATTGACATCGATGTCAACGCGGAGGGGCTGGAAGAATCCAGAGAGCGAATCAAAGCCTTGGCACCATGGGTGAAAGAGAGCCAGATTGAGCGAGATGCGGAGGGGAATCCTATTGGTGTGAGTGGGGTTCACACTCCCTTTCCGCCGTTTCACTGGAAATGCAGGACAAAGACGGAGATAGTGGGATAATCAGGTTGAAGGTGGCAGGTTGAAGGTTGAAGGTTGAAGGTTGAAGGTGGCAGGTGGCGTAGCTTCGGAAAGCTACGATACGGATAAAAAGCGGCAGGATGCCACTTCTACCATGTAAATTCTGTGGCAGGAATGGGCAGGACGATTTGACGGGAATAGAGGGCAAGCAAAGCTTGGGGCATCAACAATGAGTGATTTACAATGAGTTAAGGAGATCATGATGGCCTATCTACCTGTTCCTGGTGCCGACTATTGCCAGATGATGAACCTTCCGGCCGACATGGCAGATAACCCGCTTTGGGCTCTGCACAGTGGGCTGGTGATGGGTTTAATGGCTCGATACGCAATCGCTGAAGCAATGGAAGATGCTACCTACACTCCTGAAGAGCCGGAGGAGGGGGAAGAGCAGGTGATAGAGAGCGAGTATTACCATGCTATGAGATTGGCCTACAGCTACTTTTTGCTATCCCAAACAGCTCATCTGCTCAACCTGAAGACCATCGGCCAGGGGATTGTGAAGTCCATCGGGCTGGATAGCGCCACTACCAGCCTGCTCACAGGACACGAGATGGATATGCTGGCCAGCACTCTGGAAATGAAAGGCTTGAAAGCTCTGGGTGATTACATTAGTCAGGAAGGGCTTTCTCGCGAACGGGAGCTGACTCCGGCACCCAAGCGATTTAGGATTGGGGTGATCTGATGGATAGCCGATCTGATGAACTGATGCGTGAGATTTATCAGGCTATTTATGCCGCGCTGGAGAGCAGAGTTTACTTGATTGGCAGCATGATCGACGCCGATGCCCGGCGTGAAATCCTGGCTCAGAAGATCTATGACAAGGGTGACTTTTATGATAATGCCGGGTACCTGGTGGAAAATCAACCCGGCGCGCTGAGGCTTAGGGTAGGCTCCAATGTGCGTCACGAGCCTTTTGTCTTGGGAGGTAAAGTGCCTTCCTGGACTCCCATCGCACCACTTAAGTCATGGGTTGAGCGGAAAGGGCTCTCGTGGACAGATAAGAAGAGTGGGAAGCTGCTCACTGTAGAGCAGATCGCTCACATGATCCAAGCCAAGATCAAGCGGGAAGGTATCGCTGCCCGGAACGTATTTGCTCAGATCATAGCTAACCGGGAGCAGTGGATATATCAACAACTCAATTCCATCGAGGTAAGTCTATGAGTGCTTTTGAGAAGTTTATCGCAGATCGGAACCGGATAGTGGATGCTTTGAAGTTTTCAGATGT